TAAATCCTTTCTCCACTAAATTCTTTCTTAGGTGATCTTTACCAGATCCACCTTTTCCTACTATAATTAATCTTTTTTTCATTTTTTATCTCCAAAAGGCCTGGATTAAAATAATTAAGATGGATAGGCCTATACAAACTCCATCTTTCAAAGAAATAGTTTCCCCTAGAAAAGTGTCGGTAAGATAAGTAAAAACAAAAATTCCAATAGAAAATTGAACTATTCTAAAAGACCAAGCACTCCCAAAAGACTCTACACCATATCTGGCTGCATAAACAAAAGCAAGAGAAACAATAGATCCAATTACAAACACAGTAAACCAAAGATTTTCTTTTATCCAGGAAAATCTACTTTGGGCAAATTGTTGAAACCAAGCTCCTGCCTGACCCACAATAATAAGTAAGACGGTTAAAAGAACCGACTTACTCATCCTCTCCCTCCTCGTCTAAGTCTGCTCGAGAGGTTTCGTTTATAGCAATCTCCAGGTCGTGAAATCTCTTTTCCGCTCTATCCCTATCTCTACAAGACCAAGCCCATTTTCCAAAATCCTCGTTGGCAGGAAAAACCTCTCTTTCGTTTAAAGGGATCCCAAAAACAGTCTTCGGGGGGTCAACTTTAATTTTAAAGACCTCATATGCAACTAGAATTCCATCCTCATCATCTATTTGACGGTACATGAGGGCTTTTGTCCCTCTCTTTTCTAGCTCGTAAGTAAATCCTTTTCTTTTTATTTTTTCTGGTAGTAAGTCCATTAGTCTATTAGTTTTTGAATTTGGAAAAATAGTGAAAGCAAAGAAACAACGGGGTCAATAACCACAGTTCTCTGTGCTTGATGTGAAGCCACCAGAACAATAACTGCTGGGATAATCTTAGCTTTATCCGGATGATTTTTAACGATCCAGTCAATAAATTCACTTCCAAGAGAAGTCATAACATCATCAACCTTAGTTGAGTATTGTCCAACGATAACTTGGTAATTATTTATAGGATCTTTAGATGTCATCAACATTTTATAAAGGTCCTCATAAGACCAATTTGCTTCTTTAACTTTAGCAAGGTCCAGTTGAGTTATTCCTTCAATAGACCAAGACTGTATTCTATTTAAAGCAGATCTAAAGTCGGGAAAATAGGTCTTCTCAAAGGCTGCAAGGGAATCGTCGTCAATAGAGATTCCCATCTTAGTTAGAATTAATCTAACTCTAGATTTCCACTCGTTCTTGATAGATTCTTCCTCTTCAGAGTTTACGGGGTCGAAGTTGATAACCTCAAATCTGCTCTGGATTGCATCTGGAACTTTATTGATGTAATTGCACGTAGCAACGAATCTCGTGTTGCCTGCGAACTTTTCGATTGTTCCCCTTAGTGCTTTATAGAACTGATCGGAAGCTCCGTCAAACTCGTCTAAAATGACTACCTTCTTGGAGGACTTTCCGTCTAATACTGAAATATTAGAACAGAAATCGTTAATCTTGTTTCGAATGGTATCTACTGAGCTTTCGTCCGAGACGTTAATAAAGATGTGGGGAAGATCCTTAGCTAAAATTTTAGCAAGTGTTGTTTTTCCGCAGCCGGGAGAGCCAGCTAAAAGTACGTTGTGATTTAAACCTTTATTTTCAAATAGACTGCGGATCCTCGGAGGGAGAATCATGTGTCTTATTTCTTTAGGTCTTAATTTTTCGGTGAGAAGGTCTTGGATCATAAATATGACATTATAGTGTTCTGGGGGTCCATTAGTTTCTTGTTTTAGAACATCTTAGTCATATCATCCGCCACAGTCTTATCGGATCTAATTTCAATAAATCGGGGTAAGAATAAACTACGTCCCCCGAACTTATCAGTAATTGGTTCGTTATATTGGATTGCTGCAATTCTACCAATTAGGGAGTCAGGATTCTGACTTAGCTCTTGAAGGTCTTTATCAGTAAACCCGGACCCAATTCTAACTTCCAGAGTTCCGCTGGCATCTTTGCAGATGAATCCTCCTATAAATCCTTCTCTCTTCCCTTCTCCAGGAAACCAGCCAGTAATCTCTAAGTCACAATCTTGGATCTGCTTTAGCTTCACCCAGTTTCTGCTTCTCTTACATTCATAGACATGGTCTGCTGGCTTTAGAATAACTCCTTCTCCCCCCATTGACACTATCAAACCATAAATTTTCTGGGTTTCTTCCATCGAATCTACCACCCACTGTCTAGCTAATCTCACTTTTGATTCGTCCTTAAGAAAACCCAGTAATAAAGAAAGTTCTTGTCTTCTTCTTACGAACGGAACAGTTCCTTTTCCTGCTTTTAAAATTTCTGCTTTTTCGAGGTCAAAGACGTTAAAAAGAAAATCTTTGTCAATATCATTTGGAGCAGTTCCTTTTAGAATTTGGGTTACCTTTCCAGAAACCGATTTTCTATTTAAGTCGGTTAACTCTCCGTCAAAGAATATTTCTCCGGTAATATTTGCATTATGCAAAACCTGAATTAATTCTCCTTCAATCCTGGAGAGCTTAGACTTATCCAGCTCGTTAAAAGATCTGGTGTAGAACTGAAATCCTTTTTCCCTATCGCCCACTGCTATCACACGGACCCCATCATATTTTTCCTCGCAATAAATCTTTTCCCAGGTAGCTACTTCTTTTTGGTCGTCCGAAGCTAACATTAAAGAAGGATCAGGAATTAGTTCTCTTCCTATTGCCTTGTTAATTAGTTTAGCTCCAATTCCAATGTTCATTCTTTTAGTTAGTATCTTCATTAGAATCACTCGAAGATCCATGTCTTCTGCTAAGTTTTCCTCATTGATAGTAGAATTTATAAGCGCATTAGCTCTCGATCTTAGAGAGTCATTAGCAGCTGGAGCTTTTCTAAGATCTTCTACCAAGTTTTTAAAAGTGTCAAATCCAGGAAACTCCGGAACCTCTAAATTCTGACTGAGGTCTAACTTATGGAGTTTGGTAGTAATGAATGGATTAAAACAAACGTCCAAGATGTATAACATCTCATCCGACAAATTTTCGGAAATTAATCTTTGTTTTTCTTTTTGTGATCCGTTTCCTTCTAGGGATTCTACGGCTAATAGTACTCTGAGTTCTTTCTTCATGTAGATTATCTTTATCTACATAAATATACGGTCTAATTAAAGAGTAAAGGATTCTCCTCCGCCTTCTGCTGCTCCTTCTTTCCCACCTTCTTTTTTAGCTTTCTCTGCCTGCTCTTTTTCCTTATCTTTGTACTTCTTGTTCTTCTGAAACTCGTCTCTACTTAGAGGAACAAATCTCCTAATTAAAAAGTCTTTGTCGAAGTATGGCTTCTCTTCCTCCCCGACTTTCATCTTCATGTCCCCTAAAGCAGTAACAAAATCGGTTGCTTTGGTTAAATGGGCTAATTCTAAAAATTTAGAGAATTGATTATCATTGTAGTAATCTAATCCCAAATTTGCCTTAAAACTTCTGTCTTTGGCAAGTTCAGGAAAATCCAAGCACATCTGGATATAAAGAGGCTTAACCACAATTTCTTGGAAAATAGATCTAAGTCTGGTTAAGAATTTTTCAAATCTAATTTCATCTCTTTCTAACTGGTCTATAGCAATTTGATAATTGGTCGGGGTTGCTCCTCTACCTGCAAATCTAGCGTAAGGTATCTTAGAATCCATCTTCAGTTTATTATAGAAGTAGATTACATTCTCCATTACATTAAAGTCGGGACCGTTTGCATTTAATACGTCGATCTGTGGGGAAACTCCGTCCTTCTCAGGGAAGAGATAGTTTTTGTAAAACTGGATCTTTGGTGTTCCGTTGACCAAAAGTTCACCGGATGTGTCGTTCATGGTTACCTCTTCCTTATATGAAGACATTAACTGTCCAAGAGTTTGCATTGCTTTCTGCTGGGATTGGGTTCCAACCGGAATGACAAACTTTAATCTATAAGAGGCATTCATAACATTCCAAATAACCCTGGTGTTTTCCATCACTCTCAGAATGTTATAAGATCTGATCAGTCTTTCAACATAGCTAACTCTAGAAATCGAATTTCCTTTAGCGTACGAAATATAAATTATTTGTTCCGACTTAAGCTTTCTAGAAAGCTGACTATCCTTAGGGTACTGGAGCCAAATTTGTTCGAAAGATCCGTCCGGAGCTTTTTCTGTGTGGGGCTGAAGAGACGTTGGATCTAGTTCTTTAAATCCAACTATTTTCTTCCCGTCAGTAGAATAAACAATTTCAAAAGCAAGAAATCCGTCTATCAAAAACTGCTTAAATAGCTGCCAGGCAAGGTTGTTTTGCTGGAAAGCATATAGCATATAGAGGGTTTTAAAGTTCTCGTGAACTTTTTCTATTATTTTATCTTTTAGATCTAAATTATTGAGAAGGGGCTGACAGAAAAAATTCTTATCATCGTAGTTAATGGCTTCGTCCGAAACAGTTTCCAAGATAAAATCTATCTCTCCGTTAAGAGCAAATTTTCTTAGAAAGTCTCTTTTCCCGAGGTAGTCTTTATCAAAATAAGCAATATATTTTCTTATCCTGGTGTCTTGATATCCGAGGGTCCAATAGAAAGCACTGTCGTTTGTAAACCCGTTTCCTTCTTCGGAAAACATCTGGGACTCGGTTTGCCCAATAGTTTGAGAATTACGAATGACCATGTCTTCATACTCCATTCCAAATTTTCCAATTCTACTTAGATTCTTGTAGACTTGAGATAGGAATCTATTCTGTGGGGTGCTATCTAAAAAACCTGCCATTTATTCTTAAGTTGCTGCTGGGGTTTCGGCCGGAGTCTCTGCTGCTGGAGTCTCTGCTGCTGGTGCGGCCGGAGCTGCTCCTGCTGCCGGGGCTGCCCCTTCTTCTTTTTTCTTCTCTTCTGCTTTTTTCTTAGCTTCTTCGTTTGCTCTGATATCGTCTTCGGTTAGACCTAAATAATTTTCTATTAAGTAGGGGACCGAGAAAAATCCTCCCCCGGTATCATCAGTTAAAGCTATAAGTTTGTCGACAGACTCTTTCTTCTTGGTGATGATTTCCATTT